CATCTATTCTTGATAGGATAACGAATCTTGGAGTCTTGCCATGATGCTCGTGTGGGGCCCTGTTTCACCACTTCACATATAGTATCAGGGTATCTATTATCATTAACCCTGTTGAGAACCACGCCAGTGACCGCTAAGGCACCAGCAGTGCCTTGATTCCTTGCCTCATGATACATATTCAAGGCAAGGCATTCAATAGACTTGTTAGCTAATGTATCATTAGTCATCGTTGCAGAACTGCTGGTTCCAGTAGAACCAACAAGAAATCCAGTTGCAATTACTAATAATGATTCAATTCCGTTCATTATTCACCCATCTGTGTAGTGATATATTGCCGAGCATAGTTTCCTGCCTCATTAGACTTAAAGTACATAACAGCATCCTCAACAATCTCATCGGCAATGAAGTCAGAAACCCCCTCACCATAATCGTATCCGTTACAGAAATCTTCGATATCCATCATCCAATTCATCATCTTACTCATAATAATATTCCTCTTTAAAGTTTTTCAACAATTTACCCTGCATAGCGTAGGCCTCAATCTCCCAAGGCGTATCTTCGTATTTCATATCATCATCATAAAATTTGCCCATATACATCTTACCACCATACCGTAAATCTTTACATTTGCGTGTAGCACCTTGCCAGACATGAACCATTTCATGGCACACAGTTTCAATCAGTTCGTCACCAACAAGAGTTTCCTCAACATCGATATAGAATTCTCGGTCATCTCCGTAGCACCAACCAATAATTTCCTCATCCTTGATATTTTTAAAAATCAGCTCAATGTCAAGAGTTTTCATACGAGGCATCAATTCACTGATGCAAAAAATAACTGCGCTCTCAGCGAGTGCCCGCTTCTTCTTCGAAGAACCTATGATATTAATGTAATTCATGAAAACCTTATCTCTTGATTATATCTAATCATACCATATGGGAAAAGATTTGTCAACCCCTAAAATACGACAAGGACAAACCATCCTGCCGCAAATAGGGTTAACATGAACAGGGTTTCAGCAGCGATTGTTGCAATCTTCTTCATAATCAATCTCCTAGAGGTAAAGGGGGCCAGTCCACCGAATGGTGTAACCACCGTCAAGGATATTTCCCCGTGCTTTGTTCCGAGCAGGAGCAGCGTAACCAGCGGCTTTCAGGATGTCACCCTTCTTGAACTTCTTGTCGTTATCAGTGTTGACAACAAAACCCCAAACACCACCACCTTCGGTAAATACCTTGATGTACTTATTACCAACTTTGTAGGTAATCTTCTCGTTGAACTCAGCGATCATCTTCTTGCGAATCTCACCGTTACCAGCACTGTACCGAAGATCGGCATAGTCTGCTTTGATGTTCTCAATCAGGGCGGTCATTTCGTTGTTCATAGTGTTTATTCCTTTGTTTTCTCAGTCTATACCTTAGTATAAACCATAAAACAGGGTTTGTCAACAAAAATCGCTATCACTAAGTTATTGATTCTAAAGAAAACTCAAAAAAAGTTATCCAGCAGCTAGTCCTTTAGACTGAGGATAGTCGGCATGCTCGATTCGTTTGTAATCGTCATCCCAATCAAATGCTTCTTTGACCACGTTATCAGATAGGCCCTTATATTTACGATGCAGGATCTTATCCTTTGCAGCGATCAATAGTTCTGCCTCATCCTTATGCAGACCCTCAAGCATTTGAACAAACATCATTTCACGTTTGTTCTGATTTAGAGCAGGATTACCCCCCTTGATGAAATGATACAGGCGGCGGACTTCCTGTTGGAGCAGGGTATGCTCTGTTCCCTCTGGGGCCTCATTCATCCTGTATGGTACATCGCCCTCTGGAAGTTCCCAAACAATTTTTGGGTCAAAGGATGACTTGCAGATCATGCGAAGTGCATCTGTCTGGTAATGCTTCAGAAAAGTAACCTTTTCCTTCTTACTTTTAGTCTTAGAAACTTGCGTCAAAATCTCTGCGAAACTGCGTGTGTATGTGTCAATTGCCATTAAAACTCTCCCAATTCAAAATTCGTTGATTGATTCAACGAGGTTGCGTAACCTCTTTTGTGTAAAATAATTTAGTAGTTTGCTTCGGTCACCTTCTGGTGCCTCTTGGTAATCTTTCAATATTTCAATAAATAACTCAGGTGGTGATTCTTTCAAATCAATCAGCTTCTTGTTCCTTTGATAGTTACGTTTAACCTCATCATTTGGAAAATCCCCATCAATCATCGCAGCAATCTTCTTTCTACTTAGAGGTTTCTGTCGGATGCCATCTACAAAGGTATTATCTGGCGATAACACATTAGGAACACCGTCGCTACTGTCGCCTTTTAGGATATGTTCATCAAGATAGATATATGGGTCAACTCCATTCACAAATTTCTTGGTGATTGGGCTGTACTGTGTTACATTACGGAACTTCTGCAGCTGAATAAAATCCTTGTCACCAGACAGGATCAATGTCTTGCCGTTGTCGAACTCCAACTCACCAGCAAGAGCAGCAATAATATCATCTGCCTCTGCACCATATACCTCAAGGTATTTGTATGGGAAAAACTCTTTCAGTTCAGATTTGATTGCGTTCAACACCCCAAAGATAGCATCCCAATCATTTGTAGATTTAGCTCTACCTTTCTTACGACTGTGCTTATACTCAGGGTAATAGTCCCGCCGCCAATAATGCTTGGAGTCATAACACAGAACCAACTCACCATACTCATCGCAGAATCTCATGCGATACATGCGTAGGGAATTGAGGATCATATGGCGAACCATATCCTCATCAGGTGCGGTCTGCTTTGTCATGTGCAGATGCATCATTACGGATGCAACTGAAATCTGATTCATATCAACTAATATAATTTTCTTAATCCTTCGTTTTATTTATCTATCACTGAGGCGTTGAAGCTCATCATACGCCGCTCGCCCTCTACTGAAAATGGATACACAAGATGTTTTAACCAAGAAGGAAATATTAAAAACTTTCCTACTTCTGGTTTGAATTTTAAATTGTCACATCTAAATCCTTGAGTATCACCATATGAATATTCGATCAATCCTCTTGCAGGATAATGATCTTGAAATTCTTCGTCCCATTCATCGTTCATGCCCTCTGGCACCTTGAGATAAATACCGCCAGATAAATCCCCATTATGGTGATGATAAGGATTAAAGTCACCAGCATACTGACTGACTACCCAGCTGTGATCTAAATGAATATTATTCAATGTAGGTTTTTTACCATTATTCATCTTTGCCCAAGGATTGTTTCTTTTAATATCAATGTGATAATTTAGATAATCAAGGCATCCTTGTTTCACAATTTTAAGTAGATATAACTTTTCCTCTTCATCAGTAAGAGGAATTAGAATTTCCTTACTCACCTTACCAACAAGCTTGTGTGACCAATCCCACTTCTTACTCTTTTCATCACTAGAAAGAACATCATCAGACACATTATTAACGATATTTACAAATCGCTGTGTCACTGTAGTCTCTAGAATTGTTGGGCTAAATGGCTCATGAAATTTCGGGGTCATCTTCTTCATCATCATCCTCTATCAATTTTGCAAGTTCAACAATGGTACTAAAATCAACCTTTGTATCATATGTGTCACCAGATTCCATAATATCAACAAACATTTCCACAAAATTATGTATTGGATGGAGCATTTTCATATCTCTGTAAATAGAGCCCTCAACCAACTCAATAATCATAGCCATATCACGAATAAAATCTTTATTACCAACAACAATACTATTTTCACTCATTGTATGGATCATCTGAATCATCAAGCTTTGAGTCAGCTCTCCAGCAAACTCAATTTTTTCTTGAAGTTCAATAACATCCGTATCAGGAAGTTTTACTTCTCTTTTTCCGATCTTTCCTGACCACGGGCCTTTCAATACGTTATCCAGCGGTGTCTTCTTTTGGTCGCTCATATCCATTATCCTCTTCAAACATTTCTTGTGTATAAGTTTCACCCGTATCTGGGTAAAAAGTTCCTACATTTCTTTTAGGTTGGCCTTTGCGTGGGCCAGACCAATAATAAGCAAGTGCTATACACCGGCCACGAATCTTACCTTGTTGATGTTCACCATAGAACATATCAACCCAATCACCATTACGAAGGTATGATTGCATATTACGAATATAACCTTCATGATTAGCAAGTCTTGCTACAGCACCCTTTACATTTTGCTTAACAGCAGTACGTTCAGATTTTGCTAAGTCTTTCTGAAGCTTAATCCAATTCTTAACTTTATCAGGGCTCAATTGGTGATCATCAGGAAGCTTCCGTAGACTTGCATGAATATTAGTCTGACCATAGTCTGGATTTTTCTCTGCTCGGGCTGCTCTTGCCTTTACAAGACGTTTTGAGGATGCAGCCTTTTGATCCTTAGACATAGGTTTACGAGGTTTGCGTTTCTTAGGCGCTTTCCACTCACTGTTGTCTGTAGTAGCAGTTATCTTTTTTCGTGCCATGTTACTATTTATCCCTTTAGAAAATATTGAAAGATACCGTTGAGAAAGATTGCACATGCAACCGCATTCACAACAATTAGTGACCTATCGTTCCAGAGAATTGCAACCCACAACCAACCAGAAACCCCTATAAACTGTAGAAACATATTGTAGGGATATAGGTTGTTTGTAGTACCAATCATTGCAACAATCAAAACCAGTGACGATACCCACTTCAGCCACCAGCTTAATGGATGCTGATGTTT